GGCGAACAGTCTGTGCTTAATAAAGAAATTTATATGCAGAATGCTGCAGCTGATGATGATGTATTTGGTTATCAAGAGCGCTGGGCGGAATATCGTTATAAGCCGTCTTTGATTACTGGTAAGTTACGTTCAAATGATGCTGCCAGTCTTGACGCATGGCATCTGTCGCAAGAGTTTGGTTCTTTACCCGCTCTTAATCAGACGTTTATTGAAGAAACTCCACCTATGGATCGTGTTGTAGCAGTAACAACCGAACCGGATTTCTTAATGGATTGTTATTTCAATTTACAGTGTGCGCGTCCTATGCCGCTTTACTCTGTACCTGGTCTTATTGATCATTTTTAAGAGGTAGTTATGTTAGGCCCTATTGCAGCTGCAGTTGCTGGTAACGTAGTTACAGGTCTGTTTAATAAGCGACAAGCTGATAAAAAGATGGGCTTTCAGGAGCATATGTCGAATACGGCATATCAGCGCCAGATGGCTGATCTTAAAGCAGCTGGTCTTAATCCTATATTGGCAGCAAAGCTGGGCGGTGCATCAACGCCCGGCGGTGCTATGGGAACTATGCCAGACTTAGGCAGTGCTATTTCTACTGCTTATGGTGTTCAGACTCAAAGAATGCAAACTGAATCAAATGTAGCTTTACAACAAGTTCAACAAGATAAAATGGATGCTGAAATATCTTTAATTGGTCAAAAACAACTTATGACTGATGAACAAGTTAATTTACTTCGAGAGCAGGTTATAAATGCTCAACAAGAATATAAGCTTAAAGTTGAACAAACTGGTGTTGCAATGGCTGATAAATGGTTTAAGCAACAGTTAATTCAAGCAATCAAACAAGTTGGTGGAGAAAGTAACGAATCCACTTTAGGTTCAATCATGAGATTATTATTAGTAATGAAAGGTGAGAAATAATGGAAATTACAGTTAAAAAGGCGCTTGAGCGCCATAAAGGTAGTGTTATTGATACTGGCGAAGGTCTTACAGAACAGTCACATAAACAAGAAACAGATATGAATTATATTCTTCGTGATTACAAGCGAACTGGATTTATTCGTCATGCTAAAGAGAATCAAGGACGATACGATGATATTTCGGTACAAGACTTTCAAGAAGCTATGTTTACAGTCGCAAATGCGACTAATATGTTTAATGAATTACCAGCTAATATCCGTAAGGATTTCGGTAATGATCCTGCTAGTTTCCTTGGGTTTGTACAAAACCCTGATAACCAAGCGAAGCTTCAAGAAATGGGTATTATTAAAGGCAATGACGGAGTCGATCTAAAAGGCATGCCTACTACAGCTCCGCTGTATAAAGAGCCAGTACAGGCTCAATCAGTAGCCACAGATGGTGGGGCTACTAATACGACTTCGGAGAGCGTGTAGTGAGCGCAGCGGCCACTACACGCGGTTTCGAAGTAACGGCGTAGCCGTAAAAAAAGAGCCCTTTATAGGGGCTCTTATCATGTGCGAGGACCTAATTTGTCCGCAGTCCGACCAATCTCTACTTGATGTAATTGGTCGGACTGACACCTTTTAGGTGGCAGTACAAGAAAAACGCCCTTTTGGGCGTAAAAAACTAAAGGAGCAAAGCGACGTGAAAATAAAAGAAGGAGCATCGCTCCAAGGTCTCAAATTAGTGATGAGACCGGTTCTACAAATTGCTGAAAGAATCTGGAGAAATAATGGTCAAGAATTGGTGGTTACTTCGGGAACTGACAGTACTCATTCTGCTGGTAGTCTGCATTACTATGGATATGCTTTAGACTTTAGAACAAGGTACTTCGATCCTGTGGGCGAAGTGCACAAAGTGTTTAAGGAGTTATCAGATGATTTACGCAAAGTTAATAAAGATTATTGCGTCGTCATACATCCGACGCATATTCATGTCGAATATCGTGGAGTACTTGAGGAATAAAAAATGACTTTATTACAATTAATGCTAGACAACTGGGAAGTTGTCGGATTAATCTTAACGAACATCGTAGCATTGTTCGTAAAATCACCGCTGGAGAAAAAAAATGGCTAAACGTTCAAAATTGTCATACAAAGGTTCAAAGCGACTATTTAAAGCAACCGCTGATAGAACACATATGTTTAATGTTAACGCGCGTCCTATGCGTGGTGGCACTAGACTTTAATGCCATGCTATAGCCCACTTCAGGGTTATAGAGCTAAGTTTGTTAATCCCACAGGCAAAAGACCAATTGTCTTCAATCCTAATGCAGGGTTCCGCGACCTTCCAGTTACGGTTCCCTGCGGGCGGTGTACAGGCTGTAGGCTCGAATATAGCCGTCAATGGGCGATTCGATGCGTCCACGAATCACAAATGCATGAGCACAATGCATTTATTACCTTAACGTTTGATGAGGAACACTTACCAGATGACCATTCAATACGTAAAGAAC